CAGTAGCAGCACCAGTAACAGTTAGTGCGTCGCCGATAGTAACTGAATCAGGCAAACCAATTGTTACAGAGTCGCCCGATACTGCAACTGTAGTTTCGTTTGCTGTAGCGTTGAATGTTAGTGTATCGCCGCCAGAAATAGTAGAACTATTTGTGCCATCGCTGATGTCCCAGCCCGATGATGAAACAGCGTCAACGTATGCTTTAGTTGCTGCATCTTGGTTAGCAGTTGGATCAGCCATATTAGTGATCTTGTTAGCACCAGCATCAATTGTGCTTGAACCATCAATTGTTAAGTTACCTAGTGTAACATCACCATTGAAATCAGCAGCGCCAGAAGCAGTAATTGCAGCAACAGTTAAGTCGCCTGTAATTCCTAAGTTGTTGCTCATTGTAACAGCGCCAGTTACAGTAAGTGTACCGCCAACAGTAGCATTATCATCAATTGCCATTCCGCCGACACGCAAGTCAGCATAATCTGAAACAGTGATAGTTGTACTTGAATCTGCATCGTTGGTAAACGCAGCTACCCACGAATCTGCCGATTCGTCCCACACAAACGCAACATTAATATCTGCACCGCGTTCGCCGATAATACCTAAGTCAAGTGCACCGGATCCCGATGCATCTGGCGCAAGTACTAAAATTGGATCGTCAACAGTTACGGTGGTCGAGTTAACTGTCGTTGACGATCCGTTAACTGTTAAGTTACCTGTAATTGTTAAATTTGATCCGTATGTTAAATTATCTTCCAACTTACCTGAAGTAACTGATTTGTTAACTAGCTTTTCGCTACCTACAATTGTTACATCGGTAATCTGGTTATTTTTAATACGTGTAATAGCCATATTGAATATCCCCTATAAGCATTTTTACATATGCTGCTCGTATTTATCGTAAAAAGGGATATCTGGGCGTGTAAGCCCTTATTTTTTAAAGGGTAATTGAGTGTTTTACTAAAGTATAACCGCTTCTACAACACCTGTAGAGCTGTTTTCTAGTGCTATAGCAAATGACCATGCATTGCGGTCATTATTAGTAATAGCATAGCCTGCACTAGTCGATGGGGCTAACCTGTCACCTTTATTTACCTCACCTAACACCAAAACCTTTACACGTCCTTTAAGTGCAATAGCAAGTCCATTTTCTAAAGTGTTGTTCATTAAATAAGCAGGATTTTCTGAAACAACACCTAATACTGAATGTGCAATGCCTGCATGTGCTGCTGTGACTTCTGCTTCGCCGCCGACAGCAATAACTGTTCCTGCTTGATAATTGTCGTCTGCTAAGTATCTTTCTGCCAAGTCAGCATACTCCGCCGACGTGGCTGTTCCGTTAAATTCAGTTGCGGTTAATGATCCTGTACTCGGGTTGTATGTTAATCCAGTATCAGTTTCTAGTCCTTGCGATCCTGTTGCTCCGTCAACAAAAGTAATATAGGTTGTTTCGTTAGCTGTATTATTTGCTGTGCAGTTAACTAATGTTGCTGTACCTGCAAAATTGTCAACTGTTAATGTATTAGTGCTTGGATTATATACTAAATTTGTGTCTGTTTCAATACCTTGCGAGCCGGTTGCACCATCAACAAATGCAATATAAACAGATTCGTTAGCTGTATTATTTGCTGTGCAGTTAACTAATGTTGCTGTACCTGTTAAGTTTGCAGTAATAGTTCCAGCACTAAAGTTTCCTGACGCATCACGTGCAACAACCTTACTTGCTGTGTTAGCAGAAGTAGCATCAACTGCTAGTGTAATTTCTGCACCTTCAGATGCTCCTGCTCCGGTAATATACGATCCGTTTGAAATAGATTTAACATAATTACCAGTAGTATTAGTACCTAGTTCTACTGCATCGGCTGCAATTTGAGCGGTGAGTGTAGCACTAGCTAAATTAGTAATAGTAACATTACCGGATAAGTCACCACCTAAAGTAATGGTAAAGTCAGCAACATCAAAATCCAGTGTATTATCAGCATCTTGGTAAGTTACACTAATACCTGATTCTGTATTAGATGTAACCATTGTACCAATAGTATCAGAAATATATTCATCAAGACCACTAGCACCACCTAAATCAAGTGCAATTGTATATGCAGATCCTTCAAGTCCAGCTGCTCCGTTTGTTATTGCAATGCCGCTACCAGCTGTTAGCGTAGCTACATAGTTACCGGTAGTTTTTGTACCTAATGCAATCGTATCATTAGCTACTTGTGTTGCAAATGATACGTTGCCTAAATTAGTGACAGTTCCGGTACCGGTAACATCACCAGTTAATGTAATAGTAAAATCAGCAACGTCAAAGTCTAGTGTATTGTCAGTATCTTGGTAAGTTACACTAATACCCGATTCGGTGTTAGAAGTAACCATGCTACCAACTGTGTCAGCAACAAATTCAGATAAGCTAGAATTACCATCTAAATTTAAGGATACTGTGTATTGTGCACCTTCTGCGCCAGCGGCAGCATTTGTTAGACTTAGCCCAGTGCCAGCAGTTAGTGTTGACACATAGTTACCTGTTGTGTCGGTTCCAAGAGCAACCGAGTCAGCAGAAATAGTAGTGGTCATTGACACATTGCCAGTATGGTCAATTGATGCCGTTCCTTGAACGTCACCTGTTAAAGATAATTCAAATGAGTCGTTTCCAAAGTTTAGTTTGCCATTTGCATCATCATATGTTACGGTAACGCCGCTTTCGGTATTTCCTGACACCATTGCGCCAACAATATCTTGGATTTGTTCTTCTGTATAAATGCGAGGAATGCTAACGTTTACTTGAGAGTTATTGCCTGCTTCGGCAGATACTACAACAGAACCGTCTGAAATCGCAGTACCTGTAAAATTTAATTTTGTGATTGCTAATTCTGTACCTACTACAGAACCAGCATTTTCAATTGTTAAGCGAGCAAGTGCTGAACTATTTTCCCAGGCAGAAGTAGCTGAGTTATAAATTAAAATGTCGCCGTTAGCTGCTGAAGTTATAGTAACATTACCCAAGTCGCCGATATCTGCATCTAACGCTAGTGTAATGTCTGAACTTAATGCGCCGCCGCCACTTAACCCTGATCCTGCTGAAACTGTTCTAGCTGTTGGAACAGCGCCTACATCGCTAGCAGATGGCATAGCATGTACGTGATCAGCGCGAGCAATGTTAGTCGAAACACCTGCGGCTGCTGAACCTAAATTACTCGGAACCGTCGACGAAAGTTTAGCAGCAACACTGATGCCGCCGCCTGCGCCACCATCAGTGATAGTAATACCATTGCCGGCGTTTAATGCCCGCTCATTTGGCAATGTAGCATTGTTACCTACTGTAACATATGCTGCTGTTGATGGAGCACCAATTGGCGCACTAGCGGTAGCTGTACCTCCACTAGAATATGAATTATTTGCAATTGCATTATAAGTTGTTGACAAGGTTACATCAGTGTATAACGCAAATGTTGTTGCAGTTAGTACATCAATATAAAATGAAACACCATTTACTTCGGTCATACCAGTAACATCTACAAATGTTACTTGTGCGTTTTCCGCAAAGTCATGGGCAGTTGAAGTAGTTACTACAGCAGGATTTGCATTTGTAATTCCAGTAACGGTTGCTGTTATGGCGCCACCGCCGCCAGCTTCAACCCCTGCTGCTACTGCTTTTGCTAAAAATGTAGCATCGTCGACGTTATTTAAATCAGCACGAGCTAGTTCAATACCGCCGGCTGTTACGCCATCATGTACGTGAGCACTTTTATTAGTTGTGTTTACTGTAATCTCGGCTTCTGCACCAGTAAACGAATCATGCTCTAACTCTGTGCCTCTTCTAAATTGTAATTGACTTGCCATATTAATCCTGTTATGCTATTGAACCTAGATCTGGTTTAGTTTCAAAGATACCTTTCTTTAGATCATTGCCCATATTTAATATAGCACCTTCATCGTCAGTTAGGTTACCGCAATCAAAATCAGCTCTAAACCAATATTCCTTAATATCGTAGATAGTTATATTTATTCTATCATTGTCACCGTCATCTTCAATGACTGGTTGTATAAAACGACTTCCTTTAAAATTCAGTTCAATTTGTTGTCCGACTAGCGTATTGTCTTGTGCAACCTGGCTTCTTGCTAGAATCGCGTCACTAGACGCACTAATTGTTAATGCATTTCCTGCTCCGCTGTCAGTGATACTAATACCAGTGCCAGCTACCAAACGTCTGGCATTAGGAATATTTTCACTTCCTGCTTCAACAGTTAGGAATGGCTCATTAGCAGGCGAGTTTGGAACATAAACTGTTGCAGTCGTTCCGTCTAAACTCACTGCTGTAGTAATGCCACCGCCGACAAAGTTAATCGATGATACAGTTCCTTGCGTTTCGTACTCATCAGAAACTGCAATTTCAGCAGTTCCTCCACCAAGCGATGTATTAATGTTTAATGTACTGTCTGTTCCTGAACCATCGAATGTAATCGTACCCGAGCCATTAACTGCGCCAGCAAGTGTAACGGTAATTGGATTAATTGCTAAATCAAATGTTCTATCATAATTATCATAACTCACAGTAAGTCCGTCGTGACCACCTGCAAGTTTAGGTTTAATGATATCTACAATCGAGTTTTCATCAACAATACCAGTAACTGAAATATCAAGTACAGACGAATCTGTGTTACTAACTCCTACTTCTAAGTTAGCGCCAACAAAATTTAAAGATTTAATTTGTTCTATTGATCCAACTGCTGTACTATTCTTAGTAACTGTTATCCCTTCGATTGCATTAGTATCTGTAATAATGGTTACATCTTGTAATTTAGATACTGTTGCACTACCCGTTATCGCTCCAGATAAATTGATATCAAACTCTCTAACGCCTAACTCGACTGTATTATTTTCTGAGTCATAGTTTACGGTAATACCAGTTTCGGTTTCAATTTCGGTATCTGGATCGCGAACATGTCCTTTAATAGTTGCACCGATAGTATCGCGTACATCATTTTCAGTTAACCCAGTTGGAACATTAATATTAACTTTGTTGCCATTACGTGTAGCAATGATATTACTACCATCAAAACTTAAAGTATTAACAGTTCCAATGGATCCAAGATCGACATTATCATCTTGTACAGTAATACCAGCAATAAAGTCAGCAACTGTAGTAATTGTTACGTCTTGTAGTCTTGATACAGTACCTGAACCTGTGATATCACCAACTAGTGTAATATCAAATTCTCTAACGCCTAATTCAACTGTATTGTTTTCGTAATCATAATTTACAGTAATACCCGATTCGGTTTCGACTTCAGTTTCTGGATCTCGAATCGTTCCTTTAACAGTATCACCAATTGTGTCTCGAACATCTGATTCTGTTAATCCAGCATCTACTTCAACAGTAACAGTATTACCTGATCGAACAAGTGCAATGTTGTCTCCGTTAAAACTTAGCGTATCAACTGTTCCAGAATCACCTAAATCAACATAATCATCTTGTATTGTGATACCAACGATTGCATTTGATGTTGTATTAATTACAATGTTCGAACCAAAGTTTGTCACTGAAGTCGAACCAGTTACGTCGCCTATTAGCGTAATATCAAAGTCAGTAACTGATATATCAACTTTTTCAGTTGTATCATTAAACGTAGTAATAATGCCTTCAACAGAGTTTCCAGTGAATACTTCGCCAACTAAGTCATATAAACGATCTTCGACCAGTGTTACATTGCCATCATTGACCGTAAAATCATTTACAGCGAAGCTTGCGATACCTTTATTTGTTGCCGACGCATCCTCAGCTGAAATAACAACTTCTGCAGATACACCCGACGTTCCGCTAACATTAATACCTTCACCGGCGGAGATATTTGAAATAAAGTCACCAGTGGTATTTGTACCTAGAACGATGCTACCCGACAATGTATCAGCTAGTGCGCTATCTACATATGTTTTAGTAACAGCATCTGTTGACGATGTTGGAGTTGGTAATCCGGTTAAACTATGCGACCCCATATCAATAGAACCTGTCATTGTTCCACCGGATATGTTTAATTTAGAATCAATATTATCATTAATTGTTGTAATAAAATTAGCATCATTACCAATCGCTGCTGCTAATTCATTTAATGTGTCTAGAACACCTGGAGCGTCATCTATTAGATTTGTAATTGCTGTATCAACCGCAGTTGTTACAAATGCAGTTGTAGCAATTTGTGTTGTGCTTGTTCCTGCGATTGCTGTAGGAGCAGTTGGTGCTCCTGTTAAATTTAATGTTGTTGTTAATGTAACATCGCTGCTACCGTCAAGTGTAACACTACCTGTAACTGCACCATTGACAGTAATTGTTCTAGCTGTAGTCCACTTTTCTGCATCTTCGGAAGTGATAGTAATCGACGCTTCAGAGCCATCAACTTTATTATAAACTCCAAATGTTCCGTCACCGTTATCCCGAAGTACTAGATTACCTAAAAATATAGAACTACCCGAAAGATGTAGGTCCTTCCACTTCTGAGTGTAGCTACCTAAATCATGTGTTTCATTATTAGCCGGTAATAGATCTCCAACTAATGTTGTTTGCGTGCTAGTAATTGTTAAAATATCATTGCCGCCGATATTAACAGTAAAATTATCGTCAGCTAATGTAACTTCAGACGTAAAACTTGGGCTCGATAGTGATGAAATATAAACATTTCTAGTACTACCAAAAAATCGTACAGAAACCTCGTCTGTGTCAATTGGCGCTTCAACAAATCTAACAGTATCTGTTCCAATAAGACTATATGCCACTCCTGGAGTTTGTACCAGACCACCAATGGTTATTACAATTGTCGATGCATTAGTAACTTCTTGATCCAATACAAAATCTGTTGTGGTACCGTCTCCTATAATTTCTTGAACTGCAAATCCAGCCAATGGATCATTAAGTATAGCCCATTCTGTACCTGTCCAATACTCGTGACTTCCGTTATTAGTATTAAATCTTATTGTGCCAACAGGGGCAGAAGCAGGACGTTCGGCTGGAGTACCTGTTGGTATTACAAGGCCTTTAGTCGAATCAAATACGATAATATCATCAGGGTCCAATGATATTTCATTATTCGTAAAAACAAAATCACCAGTTAAACTTACACCTTTGTTGCCAGTGTAACGAGATCCAGATACGTATACTGATTTGCCTGTAAAACTAACGCCGTTAGGAAGGCTACTGCCAATAAAATGTAAAACACCCGACTGATAGTCGAAGAACCACTCGTCATTATTTCCTGAACCTGTTGCAAACACTTGTGTACCACTAGCGGCTGCGTTTGCTGCATCACTGCTAGTGTGAATATAAACTTTTACTTGGTATGTAGATCCAAACTCCGGTGGGATCCAATCTATTAAACCAGTTTTCCATGTTCTGTTTGTTGTTGCTGTATTATCCATTGTGCATTCTTGCGGTGCACTTGTTGGATATACTGTAACAACACCAGCCGAGCTTGCCGGCATAACTGTTGGAATGTCAGCAGAGTTTGCCCATACATTATCGCCACGTAATAACAACGGCGACGGGATAGCTTCATTTGGGCCAAGTTTGTTAGCATTAGTATCTGTCTTTGTAGCAGAATAACCAATTTTTTTCCACAAATAGTCAACTTTTTGGTTGTCAGAAATTGCCATTAATTGTTACCCTCTGATACTTCTAATGCGGTAATGCTTTCTCCGCTACTTAATGCAATACGAACAAGAACTACGTTACCTGTAGAGTTGCTCATATTTTCTGTTCCTAATGTCATTGTGTAATAGGTGTTTAAACTACTACCAGCAGTAATTCTATCTGCTCCTGTCAACGCACAGCCATTGCTGCCGTTGCCTCCACTATTAGTGTCAGCACCGGGAATACCTGATCCAGCATATTGTGTACTGCAATCTAACCATCCATTTAACGTCGACGTATTATCAATTGCAGTATTGGGTGCAGCAATCCAACATCCTGAGATGCCAGTAGCTGATACAATTCTTACTGAAAAGTTTGCTACTGCTTGTCTGCGGAAAGCGAATGTAAAATATTGCGTTCCTGTATCTGCACTTCTATCCGGACCTACTGGCAAATAATTTGTACTATAGTCCGTAATGTCATGTGTTAATACTCCAAGTCTAACTGTTGCTTCTTTAGTTCCAGCAACGCCTGGGTCACTTAACTCAGTATATACATTATTTGTATAATAATTTGTAGCATTGCTAAATGCAGGAGTATCTGTGCTATCGACATTAAAATCAAATACACGGACACCGTTATCTGCATATACTCCGTTGCCTAAATCAGCTGACACAGGAATAGAAATTTCGTTAACACCTGACTGCGATGATTTATGAACCTGTACATTAACTGCCAAGTCGTTGGTATAATCAGTTGTTCCATTAACATTTTTTGCCAACACTTTAATACGGCTTACTGTTCTGACTGTACTTAACGTAATCGGTACTGTTAAATCGCCAATTGCATACGGGGTCGAAGTTCCAATATTAACCTTTGGAGTACCACCCGATAACATAGTTGTTGCACCATCAATATCTGCATAACTGTAAAAAGACTCAACAACAGCGTTTGCTGATGTGCCTTCTTGATTAGTACCGTCATTAACTTCAACAATGCTTGCTTGGTTAGTGTAACATTGTCCGACTAAGTCTGAAATTAAAACACCCGATAATGTTAAACTAGGACTTCCGCTATTATAATACGGAATTCCTGAAATATACCGATAAGTTCCGCTAACATTTTCTGTTAACATGGCGCTACTAATATCTATTGTAGGTATTGCTGTTAAATCGTCTTTAACAAACCCAACAGGATCTGTTGACTCGCCTGCTGAATGTGTTAGTTGAAAACTGTTTACACCAACCGAAATGCTGCTTGCAGTTTTTGATACTTTTGCTTTGAATCCTGAAAATGCACCCGGATAATAAATGCTATTATCAAACGATACACTATTTCCGTAACTATCTAACAGGTTATAATCATCAACTTCTGTGACAACAAGACTTGTGTTAGTAAGTGGTGTTAATGATGCCGATAATGTTACAGATCCATCTAAATTTCCATTAACTTTAGCACTTAATATTCCGGATTCTGGATTATAGGTATACGATGTTGGTACTGTTGATTCAATATCACCGGTAGTTGCTATTGTACGATTAACATCGTCGCCTGCCGAGTATATTGCAGCAGATGTATTGTCAGTGAATCCTACTGCTAACCTTGGATTGATACCAACTGACCCCGAAAATCCAATTGAAGTTTCTGTTAAACCATATGGAGCAGTTGGGTTACTTGCATATACTTTTAAGCGTACTGTGTTACTACTAGGTATTACAGCAGGATCCGCAGTACTATGATTGTTTAATGTTAACCGTGTGGTATCTTTTCCGTTACCCGAGCTAGTTCCTGCACTCCATGTATGTTGTAGACGTGCGCCTGCTGTACCACCTGCCACTGAGTCAGAAGTAATACTAGTACTTGAACTGCCGTCACCCCAATCCATTGTATAATCAACCGTAGCAGCGGCAATATTAGTTGTATTATTATCCATATAAAGACTTTCGCCTTCGATAACATATAAATTATTTCCGCTTAATGCTGTACCACCTGACGAAGATCTATAGAAATCATAACTCACTACAGGATCTGCTGTGTAAATTACAATGTAATCATTACGCTCTTTGGTATTTGTGCTTCCTTTGCCAGAGCCGTTGCTGTTATAAGCAGTTACATTTACAGTATACGGACTACCGGAATTTGACGAATAAGTGTGGGTTGGGGTGTTATCTGCTGTTCCGGTGGTTGTATTTCCGTCTCCCCAATTAATTGTATATCTATCAGGATTTCCGTCGGCGGTAATAGTTAATGTTACTGCTGTTCCAGCGCCGCCGGCTGTCGGATTTGCAACGAATTCAACATTAGTAACTGCCGTATTGTTAATAATATTTGCTGCTAATTCGTTTAGGTCATCGATGGCTGTGGTAACTGTAGTAAATTCAGACCAATCTCGAATTGCACCAGTTGGCCATAAAGTACTGTCGTCTGGCCAGTTTAACTGAATATCAGCGCCATTGGTTTGTACTGCTGTCCAATATAAATTTCCGCTGCCGTCGGTCGCGAGAACATATTTGTTTTGTTCTTCGTTTGTTGTTCCTAGCATTGCTGCGGTAATTCTATTAATAGCCATTATATTATGCGGTTGTTGAGTTTAAGTTATGAATAATGTTTATTGGAACATTTCTTGGTATTGCAGAGGTAAACGTAATATCGTAACTTCCATCGACTGTGTAGTTTGTAGTTGGTACTTGGTATACGCCGCCAACGAATACCAGAACATCCGTTTCGCTATCAACTGCATTGGTCATTGACCCAAATATTATTGTTGATCCATCACCAGTGAAGTTATCAACAATAACGTTAGACAATCCTGCTACCGCTACGTGGTCCCATTGGGTACCATCAAAAACTTCTAAATATCCAGCAGTAGTATTAAATCTAAAACTGCCAAACATAGGGTGCAGCGGCCGTTCAGATGCTGTCCCTGACGGGATTACAACTGCCCTGTGGCTGCCAACGGCAACATTCTTAACGTAACGTCCAACTTTCACCTGTTAAATGCTCGTATAACTAATTACGTAAGCAATACCCGATACCGACGAAATAGCAAAAATTGCATCACCGTTGTCAAGTAATAACTTTTCACCGCCAGCATATAAGTTAAATGACTCAGTGTCGTTTAACGGATCTGAATCAAGTACCAAATGTTCGTTTTGTGCACCTCCGGCAACATCTGCTGCTGGAACTACATACACAGATAATGTGTCAGTACCGCCGCTATAGTTAGTGAATGTTGCCCAGGTAACCGCAGTTGAGCCGCTGCTTGTGTATACTGCGGCTGCTGTTCCTGTTGCTACTGTTCCTGTTGCTATACTCATTTGTTAATCCTTAAAAAATAATGCTAAAGACTATTGCTTTAGCTTTTGAAACTAATTCATCGTTTACTGTAGAATTTTTTACATATAATCCAGAACCACCAGAACCAGGTGATGTTGCATAAACTGTATTATACCCTGCTGTTGCGTTTGGCGCACTGGGAGTATTAATAACTCTAAACTCAGTGTTTAGAACTACTTGTCCACTGCCGTTAGGTGCGAGCGTAATATTTCTATTACTTGAACTAACAATACTGTTTGTTAAAACATCTAGATTGCCGCCAAGTTCAGGGGTGGTGTCTTCTACTACTGCGGTTAACCCTGTTGATCCATTCGACGACGACAACAAATATTCCCAATTTGTGCCATCATTAGTGCCTTGCCAGGTGTTAGTTGTTTCGTCGTAGCGGAGCCCAACGTCACTTAGTGATCCTCTATCAATGTAAAGTCCTGACGATCCTGCTGTAATTCCAGCGCCAGCTTCACCTTCATTTAACAATATTGTATTGTTACTAATATTTAGATTAGTTTCGCTGACGGTTGCTGTGTGACCAGTTACTACTAAATCGCCAAGTACGCGAAAAATTTCAGTGGTAACTGTAACTTCATGTGCTGCTGCACCTGTATTATCAATGGTTTCAATATTGTAATTGCCCACAACACGCTTAGTATAACTCATGTTAAATTCCTCTTATGTGTTATTTATGAGCATCGACAAACTGGTCTTTGTGCATAAAATCTAAATTTGGAATGGATTTAAGTTTATCTTCTAACCTGCTTTCGTTTGATATAACTCTAGTAAAATGTACATCAGCATTTTCTGCCATAATACGTATAATATGGTTTAACCAATTGCCGCCAAATGTAGCACTATCTGTTGATTTCTTATAAAATTTTGTGTCGGCATAAACATTATTAAACACTGGATTAACACTACCTAAATCAAAACCAATTAAAAAAATTCTGTTATGCCCATCTTTACATGCAATGTTTAAAGCGTTTGGGCCGCTACTCATACCTTTGTATTCTGGAGATAGCGGAAATGAACCTGATTCTAAAAAAGGCTTTCGTGTATAATGTCGTCGTCCGCGCGGCCAGCCAGACATTTGAATTTCTTTACTAATTGCCGGGTCTGTTGATACTAAGACATCTGGCTCAAAATCTCTATACAATGCATTACACCCGTAAATTTCACCATATTTGCGCAACGCAAATAAGTCAATTCCGTTCCTACTTTTTCCGTTACCTAGCACAAATGCAGTCATTAAAAAACCCTCTTAACGTATGTATCGCTAAGAGGGTAGTGTTTAACTAAAAGTTAATATTATCTATTAACCCCAAGTTTCGTCGTTGTCAATTTGCGCAATGTCAATAGTAACTTGTGCTGTACCAGCCTTAATTTCTGTGTCATCAGCAATATCAGTCATTGATAGAGCATAACGAGTACCTGAGAAATTAATACCGTATCTATTAGTAAAACGTGCTAGACGTTCAGTACCAGAATCTGGACGAATAATAGTAACTGTCATGCCATCATCGTTTAATGAACCATCGGCTTCGTCTTCTAGAGTACAAACACCGGTGTTAGTACCATCGGTTACTAGGTACTTTGAAGCACCTTTTTGACGGATAATATACCCATCGGCTTCTGCGTTGGCACCAATTTTAACACGTACTTTAACTTGAGAACCAGTTAAACTAGTGTCGCCGCCAACACAACCAATGTTATAAGTATCAACCCATGGAAAACCATTGTCGGTAGTTGCGCTTTTTGCAATTTTAAGTGGACGTCCCATTTGTTTTCTCCTTTAATAAATGACGTTCTAGGTCTACGCGGTGGGTGCCGCATAAGTTCTATGAACATTTATATTTATCAAGGAATACCTTAAAAAAGTACCCAGCAACACCTTTATGCCATTGTTCGCCTGGATGTTGTCCATCCCGAGCCATACTATCTGCATAAAATATTGTTTGTAATTCCTTAGAAATGGATCCAAGTGGGTTATCGGCAAAATAAGAATTTTTACAAATTTCTTTTATGAAATTAATATTTTTTTGCATAAGATATCGGTCTAACCATATATCGTTAACAAATGTTTTAGGAAATTTATTCGACGATATAAAAGTTTGATCAAGTTGATGGCTATAATCGCTGGGTGCTTCGAGTCTTGTAGCAGGTGGCCAGTGAACAAATGTAAAATCAGGAGATAAAATATCAATAACTTTGTATGTAGATCTTACTACATAATCTGGGCTTGCTCCACTAAGTGCTAAATTCCAAATACTTACAGTTCTTCCGGTTTGTTCAATTAACTTTTTTAAAACAAATGGCCAGGTGTGCTGTTGGTCAACCCCAACTCCTACTGTTATACTGCAACCATTGGTTAATATATTAATCTCGCTTTTGTGCAAAAATTCATCAGAGCGAAATCCATGACTATTAAATGTATAAGAAATTTTTCGATCGTCTATTTTATTCTGTGGAATATCAGTGTCAACCCAATCAATGGTTTTATTTGACGGGTACATAGTACTTGAAAATAATTCTTTTTCCCATGATCCAATAATATCTGTTTTAAAAGTTTTAACAGTTTGAGTCCACATGCTGTAGTTATAAAAAAAGCCCCTTGCGGGGCTTTTTTTGCTGTGTTGTTTAAAACAACTATTAGCTGAACGATAGGTTGCTAACGTTGATTTCACCAACATAGTCACCAGCGTTACCTAGAGACGAAGCAGTGTTAGATAGTTCAACATAACCATAACGAGTCATGAAGCTAACTACTGGTTCGAATGTTGATGGATCTAGTACAACACCAGAGCTCATTAGAGGTACATATGGGCAGTAGAACGCAGCAGCATCTGCTTCGCTAGAACCCTTATAACCAACTAGAACTGCTTGTGTGTCAGCAGCGTAGCTGTCTACGTATACCTTCATTGCTGAGTTTAAAGTACCAACGAACTTAGTGTTAGTTGGAGCTTCAAAGCTACCTTCTGTGCTACGAGCGAATGCAGAAGTTGTTGCAGACTGTAGTACAGTTAGTGCAGCTGGGCTAACAACAGCCCAGTTACCAGCGCCACGACGTGTACGCTGAGCGATTAGGTTAGCTGTACGGTTGATTAGAACAGCTAGTGCAGCGTGTTCGTCGCCAACGAATGTAGCAGTACCTGAAACAGTAGCTTGGTTGTAAGTGAACTCAGTGCTTGCTAGTGAACGTAGGCTTAATAGGATTTCCTGATCAATTTCAGCAGTAATTTCTTGTGCTAGTGCAGCCATAATTTCTGCTTCTACGTCAATACCATGCATAGCTTGTGCATCTTGTGCAGCTTCAAAAGTCCAGCGAGCTTGTAGCTTACGTGTACGAGCTTCAACAACTTGCTTTAGGATTTGAACGCTGATGTTACGACCACCGTTACCTTCTAATGCAGATGTTGCAGCACCGTTGTAGTTTGCTTCAGTAGCGCCTGAGCCTGAAGAATATGCAGTAGCAATCTTAAATGGGCTTAGAGCTTCTTCGCCAGCTGTTGTGCTTGTGCTTGCGCTTGAGCTGTCAGTCATTGTAGTACCATAACGAACACGTAGAGTGTGGATTTGGCCTACTGGACCAGTCATTGGCTGAACACCAACGATTTCGTTCGCAATAACGGTTGGCATTACGCGACGAATAACTGGTAAAATTACACGGTTAAGTGTAGCAACGTTACCTGCCATAGTAGTACCAGCTGATGATTCAACTAAGTGACCACGGGTGTTTTCTAGTACCGCTGCCATTGTGTTGCGGCGAGAACCTTGTAGGCCTTCTAGTAGGGCTTCTTTGGTCTCGCTCCAACGGCTTTCTAATAGTTCTTGTGACATTTTATATAATCTCCAAATTGCAACTTAGATTAAAGCCCCGCCAACTTTTTAATGCTGATGATGTTGTCATCTTGCGCAACTTCAGCTTTTGTTGTAACGGTTTTATCGCCAGTAACTGCTTTCTTAGATTCAGTTAGCGTAGCCTTTGCAGACTTCGTAACTTTACCTTCAGCTAGCACTGCTGGCAAATACTTTTCAAATGCAGACTGTAAGCGACTGGTCTGCACATTTTCTAGAAGAGCTTTCATAGTCTCTGCTTTACTTTCATTTAGCGGAGTTAATAGTTCTTCCATAATACGAGCACGTTCATTAGATTCCTTAATAATACGTACTTCGCGATCCTTTGATTCAACTAGCTTCTTAGCTTTAGTTGTCATTTCAACGGCTTCGGCTAACTTCTTGTCTTTCTCAGCAACGATGTTGTGTAGCTTACGGATTTCGGCATTCTCATTTAAGTGAGTTGTACCAAACTCAGCAGCAAACGCTTCGAAAATACGACGACCAAAGTTGTTCTCACGAGCAACTTTAATGTCTTCGTGTAGAGCAGACAATTCAGTTGATAGATGCTTGGCCACTACGCCCTTAACCTTAGCAGCAGATTCAGCAACAAAATTCTTCTTCAGATTTTCTAGCTTTTCTTTTGCTTCGGCAACTAGACGTACTTTAGACTCAACTAGGTCACGCTTGTCTTGTGCAAATTCATTGATTTCCTTAGCTAGAGCCTTCATTACAAAGTTTTCTAGTTTAGCAAAACCTTCTGATTGGATTGCACGATCTTTACGTAATTCGCTAATTTCCTCAGCTAACTTAGTTACCATAAAGTCGTTAAACTTTCCGGCACTTTCGGTCATTTTGCGTTGGAATTTAACGCGATCTTCGGCTAAAGCAGCTTTTTCTTCTGCTAGTGCTTCGATCTCACTAGTTAGGCCTTCGGATACCATGCGATCTAATGCTTCAACCATTACGCTTTTATCATGTTCGTAACGCTGTGCGAACTCTTCGCGTAGCTCTGCACGGACTTCTTCACGAGCTTCTGTTAGCTTTGCTTCCCACGCTTCGTTGAGTTCTTGGCTAACATCTTCGTTGATTAGACCGCTGTCGAGCAATGGTTTGATTGCATCAAGCATTTTGTAGTCTCCTAACGTAATTTGAGTTCGTTAATTAACTTAACGATCTCGCTTTTTAAATACTTCTGTACTTTATTGTCAACACCTGCTTCTTTTGCCATTTCATGCAATCTATGACCATGATTCATATTCATTAGTCCTTCATAAATTGCTGTAGGGTAAGCATTAGGAGCAGAAGGTTGAGCAACAACGTCAACAGTAACGATTTCAAAGTCACTTACGTGACCATTGCCTTCGTTAACATTGCCGCTACCGCGCGACGAAACACCTAGTTTAACGCCGCTTTGTAGCATTGTTTCAACTAGTTTGCCCATCGGGGTTGGTAAAATTTTAAGTTTACCATAACCATTTGGACCATCCATCCACATTTCAGTAATCATGTGGCTTACACGGTCTAAATTAATTTTTAAATCATCTGGGTGATCAACTTCACCAAGCACACTATATCCACCTGAAATTTGTTCATTTAAAGTCGATACGGCTTTTTCAATTTCATTTACAGGATAGACACGTTGATTGGCATTCTTTACACCACCTT